CCACAAGGTGCTCAAGGACCAAAAGGACCTGGAGGAGGACAAGGTTCACAAGGTGCTCAAGGTACAAAAGGACCGAGTGGTAACGGAGCTCAAGGTGCTGAGGGTTCTCAAGGTGCAAAAGGACCGAGTGGAGGTACAGGTGCTCAAGGTGGTAAAGGACCACAAGGTGCTCAAGGTGCCACAGGTGCTCAAGGACCACCGTCAGATGCCAGATATAAAACAAATATTAAACCTCTCACAAACGTTAGACAAAACATTGTTAGCATGAGAGGTGTTAAATTTGATTGGGTTGAGGACATTCCTCAATTATCAGATTATTTACCAGAGTACAGATATCTAATTACAGGTACGAATCTTGGATTTATTGCTCAAGAAATTGAAGAAAAATATCCAGATTTAGTTTGGACAGATAAATATGGTTATAAGAATTTACAATATGAACTATTGGTTTCGGTTGGTGTATCAGCATTAATTGAAAACCAAAAAAGAGTTGAAGTGTTGAATAATTTTCTTAAAGATTTAAGTACAAAAATAGGTGGCTAAGGATATCATTATATTACCAGGTAGTGCAACTGTTGAGTTGTATGATACAAATAATACTAAGGCAACTTGGGTTTACTCCAGTGCTGTACTTGATTGGAAAGTCAGTACTACTGTTTATTTTAAAGTTATTAATACCTCACCTAAATTTAGGTTGTTTTTTAACAATCTTTATGTTTTTAGTACTATTGCAACAACTGCAGGTACGGTAGTTAATAATGCTCTTTGGACGGGTACAGCAAATACCGGACCAACAGGAGCTCAGGGTGCTGCGGGAGCTCAGGGTTCTCAAGGTGCTGCGGGAGCTCAGGGTTCTCAAGGTGGTAAAGGTGCTCAAGGTAATGTTGGTTCACAAGGTGCAACAGGTAATGTTGGTTCTCAAGGAGGACAAGGTGCTCAAGGTGGAAAAGGACCTCAAGGTTCACAAGGTACTCAAGGAGGACAGGGTTCTCAAGGGGGACAAGGTTCACAAGGTGCTGTTGGTAGTGTAGGTTCACAAGGTACTCAGGGAGGACAGGGTTCACAAGGTACTCAAGGAGCACAAGGTACTCAGGGAGGACAGGGTTCACAAGGGGGACAAGGAGCTCAGGGTGCTCAAGGTTCTCAGGGTAATATAGGTTCACAAGGTTCTCAAGGAGGACAAGGAGCTCAGGGTGCTCAAGGTTCTCAAGGTAGTATAGGTGCTCAAGGTTCGGTAGGTGCGGATGGCGCTCAAGGTTCTCAAGGATTTTTAGGTCCTGTAGGTTCGCAAGGTGCTCAAGGAGGTCAAGGTGCTCAAGGAGGTCAAGGAAGCCAAGGAAGTCAAGGTAATGTAGGAGCTAAAGGCGCTCAGGGTGTTCAAGGTCCTATTGGAGCTCAAGGTAATACAGGTTCACAAGGTACTCAGGGAGGACAAGGTTCACAAGGTGCGGTTGGTTCACAAGGAGCAACAGGTAATCAAGGTGCTCAAGGGGGACAAGGTGCTCAAGGTGCGGTTGGTTCACAAGGAGCAACAGGTAATCAAGGTGCTCAAGGGGGACAAGGTTCGCAAGGTGCTATTGGAGCTCAAGGTTCTATTGGAGCTCAAGGTGCTCAAGGAGGACAAGGTGCTCAAGGTACTCAAGGAGGTCAAGGTTCACAAGGAGCTGTTGGCGCTCAAGGAGGACAGGGTACTCAAGGAGGTCAAGGTTCACAAGGTAGTCTTGGTTCACTTGGGGCTCAAGGAGGTCAAGGGGCTCAAGGTTCACAAGGTACTCAAGGAGGACAAGGAGGACAAGGTTCTCAAGGAGGACAGGGTGCTCAAGGAGGACAGGGTGCTCAAGGTAATATAGGTTCACAAGGTTCTCAAGGAGGTCAAGGTGTTCAGGGAACTCAGGGAGGACAAGGTGCTCAAGGTCCTGTAGGTTCTCAAGGAGGACAAGGAGCTCAAGGAACTCAAGGAACTCAAGGTAATATAGGTTCACAAGGAGCTCAAGGGGGTCAAGGAGTTCAAGGTTCTCAAGGAGGTCAAGGTGCTCAAGGAGGTCAAGGTGCTCAAGGAGGTCAAGGAGTACAGGGAGCTCAAGGTTCACAAGGTGCGGTTGGTTCACAAGGTTCTCAAGGAGGACAAGGTGCTCAGGGTACTCAAGGAGGACAGGGTTCTCAAGGTGCTACAGGTTCTCAAGGAGGACAAGGTGCTCAGGGTGTTCAAGGAGGGCAAGGTTCGCAAGGAGCGGTCGGTTCACAAGGAGGACAAGGTTCTCAAGGAGGACAAGGTTCTCAAGGTGCGGTTGGTTCCCAAGGAGCTCAGGGTGGACAAGGTTTCCAAGGAGCGACCGGTTCACAAGGAGCAACAGGTAATCAAGGGGCTCAAGGAGGACAAGGTTTCCAAGGTACTCAAGGTGGTCAGGGAGCTCAAGGTTCGATAGGTGGTGTTGGTAGTCAGGGTGCTCAAGGTTCACAAGGTACTCAAGGAGGACAAGGAGGACAAGGTTCTCAAGGAGGACAAGGAACTCAAGGAGGTCAAGGTTCTCAAGGTGGAGGTGGTGCTCAAGGTTCACAAGGAGGTCAAGGTTCTCAAGGTGGAGGTGGTTCCACAGGTGCTCAAGGTTCACAAGGTTCACAAGGAGGTCAAGGTTCTCAAGGTGGGACTGGTGGTGGAGGTGCTACAGGTTCTCAAGGTTCTCAAGGTGGTAAAGGTGCTCAAGGTTCACAAGGAGGACAAGGTGCTCAAGGTGCTCAGGGGTCTACAGGAGGACAAGGTTCACAAGGAGGACAAGGTTCACAAGGAGGTAAAGGTGACACAGGACCAACAGGAGGACAAGGTTCACAAGGAGGACAAGGTTCACAAGGAGGTAAAGGTGCCACAGGACCAACAGGAGGACAAGGTGCTCAAGGAGGAACTGGCGGTGGAGGTGCAACAGGTTCACAAGGAGCTCAAGGAGGACAAGGTTCGCAAGGTGGTGCTGGTGGTGGAGGTGCTACAGGTTCACAAGGAGCTCAGGGAGGACAAGGTTCGCAAGGTGGAGGTGGCTCTACAGGTGCTCAAGGTTCACAAGGTTCTCAAGGAGGTCAAGGTGCTCAAGGTACTCAAGGAGGACAAGGTTCACAAGGAGCTCAGGGAGGACAAGGTGCTCAGGGTACTCAAGGAGGACAAGGTTCTCAGGGTGGAGGTGGCTCAACAGGTGCTGCGGGTGGACAAGGAACTCAAGGACCACAAGGTGCTCAAGGACCACAAGGAGGACAAGGTGCTCAAGGTGCGGTTGGTACACAAGGTGCTCAAGGTTTTCCTTCTGAAGGTGCGGGTGCTCAAGGTGCTCAAGGTTTTCCAGGTACCGCACCTACAGGTTCCCAAGGTGCAACAGGTGCTCAAGGACCTGGTGCAGGTGGTGCTCAAGGACCTACAGGTGCTCAAGGAAAGGCAGGTTCTACTTTTGGTGCTCAAGGTGCTACAGGAGCACAAGGAGCCACGGGTAATACGGGTGCACAAGGTGCTACAGGACCTACAGGACCATCCGACATTAGATTAAAGACAAACATTGAACCTATTGAATCTGCACTTGAAAATTTAATTAAAATTCGTGGTGTTGAATTCTATTATAATTGGGATGATAAAGAAAAACTTGGACATAAAAACATTGGTTTTATTGCTCAAGAAGTTTTACCATATTTCCCTGAACTTGTATCTGGTAGTGAAGAAAAACACTACACCATGAAATACAAAGAGATGATTGCCGTGTGTATTGAAGCTTTAAAAGAGCAAGAAGTTATTATTAACTCAATTGAAGACAGAGCTCAAAAACTTGTAGTAAAGGCGAAAGAAAAAAGATTACTTTAAGAAATGTAATCGTTGTAAAGAGAATTAATATTTTCTTTAGTATCAGTCCAATCTGCATATTCAGGGACTCTAACTCTTAAACACTCATGAGTATCATCTATTATATCAATGATGTTACCCCAATACTCCAAGGTTCTATCTCTATATCTAAGATTATCCTCAAGATAATCTTTTACAATTGATTCCAAATTAATAAAAGGTATTTTAAATGCTTGGATAAATTTATTTTTATCAAAAGGGGATGGTGTTTGAGTCCATTCACCATTACCTTCAAATATAGAATCAAGTTCACCCCAAATAGATTTGTAGAGTTCATCTTCATATGCGGCATTATATGCACTCCAATATAAACTTATTAACTCACTGTCTAAATCATCGGGTAGGATTTCTTTTATAGAATCTTTATCATCTATTATTCTATTTAATGTTTCAGTATCTAAAGATACATATTCATCATGACCTTGTGACGATGCAATTTCTTCTAATAAATCTGTTGACGGTGTAATTCTTTCATCTTTCAATTCCTCTAATAATTTTTCAATTAAAGTTTGTTTGTTTTGGTCATTTAAATCATCAATTACGTTGTCATAGACATCTATTCCTGAATCCCAATAATCAGAACTATCATATTCTCCTGACAATATAGATTCTATTGTTTCACGACTAATATCTCTACTGTCACAATAAAGTTTGGATAAATCTCCCCTATCAGATGTTATAAAATACCATTTACCATCAATGTATTTCACATCGGATAATTTGTCTTCAATAAGTTTACGGAAAATTTCTGGTTTGTTATTAGAAACCCACAGAGTGTAATCGTTTTCATAATCGTTGTGATTATAATCATCGGCAATAATTTCATCAAATTTACCTCTTTTATCAGCATAATTAAAGAATGAGAATATATCGCCATTAAATGCTGTTTCAATTAGGTCGTAATCACCCTCGTTGAAATCTTTAATTGCTAAATCAATAAGTGCCATATTTTTATAAATACAAAAAAAGGGTAGATTTCTCCACCCTTCACTAAAAAACATCTCAGATTAGTTTATTTCTTTACGTAATACTTTTCTACTGTTCTTTTAATGGCATCTTTGATGTTTTCATTAACAGGTTGAGCCTGGGGTTTAACCACTGGCGCTTGAATCTGATTTGTGTTAGTGTTGTTTTTGTTTTTACAACCGCATCCCATGACTTTATTTAAATTAAAGGTTTATTGATTATAAATATAAACATATCCTAATATTTATCAATTGTAATGAGTTCAGAAGTAAATAATATCAGTGCAGAATTAAGAAGAGAGAAGGACCTGTGGAAATTAGGACCTGATTGTCCCAAAGAAGGATTAATGGCACATGCTTTATTTGACCATTTGGTGTATAGTAATGAGATAAATGCATTGGATGAAGAAGGTAAAGAAAGAAAAAAACAACTTGAGTTAAGAAAAAGTCAAATTGAGGATGAAATACAGAATGACACTCAAGGGTTAAAGACTAGTTTACAACAACAGTTAGAACAAATTGATGAAGAGTTATCTGAGTTTGATGATTATTACGATGTGTACGATATTACCCCAAAAAATGAAGAATTCTATAGTAATATGGAAATTTTTGAAACTTCATGGGACAATAGCCAATATGCAATAGGTAATGAAAGAGAATTAAAGTGGTCTGCTGAGGAATACGCCAAACAAATTATTGAAAGTGAGGGTATAAATTTTTTCTCAAAAAGTTTTCTTGAAAATTATATTGATGATGATAGTGTTCAAAGATATGCTGAGGACATGTACAATGATTTGATTTACCAAGACCCTGAAAGTTGGTTGGACGAGTCACAGAGAGAAACTTCATATGTTCAAGATAATGAAATAAAGTATTTAAATTATCAGATTGAAAAAGTTAAGGGTGAGATTGTTAATTTGCAACAATTAATGGAAAAGTCGCCAAGAGAATTACGTGGGGTATTTGAAAATAAAATATCCCAATTGGAAGATAATGCCATCTATGAGTTTGAGCAAAAGATAGAAGAAATAGAAGAAAGTCCTGAAGGTGATTTTCCTGATGATTTAATTAACCAAATAATTGAGGAGAGGGTAAATGATGTTATGGACGATAGTTTAAGTTTTATTAGGGAATGGGATTTAGAACTTTCAAACTTTATTAATGAAGATGAGTTAATTGAAGGGTGGATTGATAGTGATGGTTATGAGATAATGTCTCATTATGATGGCAAAGTTGATGAACAAAAAGTAGAGGGTGTTCTTTATTTTATCATAAGAGTTGAATAAATAAAATGGTGTTTTATTCTTATGTAAATGGCGAGGAAGAAAAAATCATTTAAATTAAATCCTGATTGGATGCTCTCGCAACCAATAGATTTTGAGTATAACAAATATACCTTACTTAATTACATTCAAAAATGTGAGGAAAATTTTGACGAGTTTAAAATTTATCCTGATTTTGTTGAGTTGGCACTTCACTTAGCGAATGTTCAATCTTTAGTTAAAGAAAAAAGGTTACTACAAACAAAAAAGAAATTTGAATCTTGTGATGATGAGATTCTCTTGAAAGAACTTCAACCACTTAAGTTACCCGAACTACAAGACAGTGATTTCAGTGAGTTAGAAAAGACATTGGTTTTTTCTGGTAACAGATTGATGGACACTTTTAATATTGGAAAGTCCATTTGGTCCATAGTATATGAATCAACAGCAATCAATCTAAAGAAAAACAAAGACAATATGGGGTTTGGTCACGGATACATCTATTACCCCAACAAAAGTAAGAAACAAGTATTTTTGTGGGAGTATTCAATTAGAAAGATGAAGAGAACCAAATCAGACGCCAAGATTTATTTTGATATGGTATGGAGTGGTGACCCCCAAGGTCAACGAGTTACCACGTTAGTAAAAGATGCGACATCGTGGAAGGACTTGGTAGATTTCACCAAGTTACCGATATTTGAGGTAGAGACCAATGAAAACTTCCCATTTGAACAGACTTTGGTTCCGATGTTAAAGAGAAAACTATTGGCATATATCCTTCAAAGTGTTCCAAAAGAAGATTGGGAATCGTTTGACAGTCTAAAAATTATTTCCTAATATTGTCTCATGGGATTCACAAAACGATTCGTAGACCAAAAGACGGTAAAAGTTCATTTGGAAAATTCCGATTTAAAGACTCTGTTCTCTCCGAGGGTGGATGCTTTTATTTTTATGGATACCATATCATCTGATGTTTTTAATTTATTTCAACAGGGTCACGATGAATCTCAAATCTTTTCCACACTTAAAAAACAAAACCAAAATTTATTTTTATGAAATGTATTAAAGCGATAAAATCAACAGGACCTTACAAAGAGGGTCACATGCTGCGTGTTGTAGACAAAGACGCTGAGCGTAGAGTATCAACAGGATATTGGAATTACATCTCCAAGTCTGAGTTTAAAGGTTCAACAGGTGAGAAAGAGGTTGTGATGGAGGAGCCAAAGAAAAAGAAATCAAAAGAAGTAGAGAAGAAATCTTATGGACGAAAAAAAACTAAATAGTCTCCTTTTAAAACTACGGAGACCCCTTCACATATCGTACATCTCACGATATATTTTGAAGGAGGACTTGGAGACTACAGAAAAGTATTTGGAAGACCTTGTATCACAGGGTCTAATAATTGAAACTCCATTAGCTTCAAAATATTATGTCATTAAAACTATATCGACTCAAGAATAAATTTATCAATGAGATTCATTTGACTTGGGGAAAGAAATATATCTTTTCTTTGGTTAGGTCAGAAGAAAATGGGTGGATAGGAATCTTTTCATACAAAATATGTTGGACTAAAAACCCTTTGTTTTCTGTTAGGAACGGATACAAAAAATCAATTAAACTAAAAAATTATTACATTACTTTAAGATAATATGTCATTAAATGAAATGGTAAACCACCCGGTTCATTATGGGGGTGAGGATAATATGTATGAGGCCATCAAAGTAATTGAGGCTTGGGAACTTGACTTCCATCTTGGGAATACGGTGAAGTATATCTCAAGGGCTGGTAAGAAAGGTAGTGATAAAGAATTACAAGACTTAAAAAAAGCTCTTTGGTATCTTCAAAGGAAGATTGATAATTTAGAAAATGTTGGTTGAGGTACGATATAATTCAAACCACAAAAACGGAGACAGACCATGGAAAGTGTTTATTGATAAACAACTTTTAAAAGTTGATTCAATAGAATTTCTGTGTCAGATAAACTCTTCTAGCGGGTATAGAGATGATGGTAGAGAAACAGGTCATATTACTTGTAATGCTAAAAAAATTACCATTGAAGATTGTTGTTTGGTTATTGAGTGATGAAGTACAGATTGGCTGCGACAGGTTCCATGGAAGTCGGTTGGGTAATACAATCCGAGGATAAAAAACTTACAATCAGGTGTCTTGAATTTCAGGTATCGGTTAAAACAAAAACATTCTTAGACGGTGGTCAAGCATGGTTGGAATTTGAAACAGAAAATCCTATTATTGTAAGAGACCACAAAGTAACAATATATTAAAATGACAGAAAATTATTTAGGAAAAATAGTAAACGGAGATTGTATTGAAGTGATGAAGACCATGGAAGAAGGGTCTGTAGATTTGATTGTGACATCACCACCATATGGTGTCGGGATTGAATATGATGTTCACGATGATGATATGGTTTGGGAGGAATATGTTAAATTTACATATTCCTGGATGGAACAAGCATACCGTGTGTTGAAAGATGACGGCAGGATTGCTTTGAATATCCCGTATGAGATTAACCGACAAGCCAAGGGTGGAAGAATCTTCATGTTGAGTGAGGTATGGCAAATTATGAAACAGATTGGTTACAAGTTCTTCGGAGTTGTGGACCTTGAAGAAGAATCACCACACAGAAGTCGTACCACAGCTTGGGGGTCATGGATGAGTCCCTCGGCACCTTACATCTACAATCCAAAGGAATGTGTTATCTTGGCGTATAAGAAGAAACATATTAAGATTGTTAAAGGACAACCTGAATGGGTTGGTGAGATGGGTGAGGTTGAAGGTAAAGACGGTAACATGAGACCCAAGATGATGTATACCGAACAACAGAAACGTGAGTTTATTGATTTGGTATTTGGACAGTGGAATTATTTTGCCGATACTCGTTCATTGACAAAGGCGACCTTCTCAATGGATATCCCAACCAAGGCAATTAAGATTCTCACATATAAGAATGATATTGTCCTTGACCCGTTTGCTGGTTCAGGTACAAGTATGGTTGCTGCCGAGACTTTAGACCGTCGTTGGATTGGTATTGAAATCAGTTCTAACTACTCCAAAGTGGCTAATGAAAGGGTTGGGTTTTTTGTTCAACAAAAAAGACAACAGGTTATAGAATTTCCTGAAAAACCAATTGAGGTGGTTTAATCCAACTGTTCTACTCTTTTGAGTAACGAAAATTACAAATTGGTTTTCCGTTTACCAATGGTAAACCATGTTGGTCAAGGGTGATAGTTTTTACTATCACCTTTTTATTTTTGAATCTACCTATCAAAATTGTGTCACCAACCTTTATATTAAGTTGTATCATAGTATTTATAAGTAGATATTTTTATTTAAAAAATCATGAGTCAAATTTTGATAACTGAAAATCAACTTGAAGGGTTGAAACAAAACCTTAATGAAGCTTATTGGTTGAATACTGTTTTGGATGTTGTTGGTATTGTTGACCCAACAGGAATTACTGACTTTGTAAATGCCATTTCTTATTATAAACAAGGTGACACCCTATTTGCGTTTTTGTCTTTAATATCCGCAGTACCATATATTGGTGATGTGGTTGGTAAAACTGCTATAGGAACCATGAAAGCCGGAAGTCAAGGGACTAAGTACCTTAGAAATGCTGAAAAAGCCATTAATGCTGGTAATACTGAATTGGCTCTCAAGAATCTTAAGATGTTAGAAAAAGTTGAAGGACCTGCAAACATATTATTTAAAACCGCTCAAAATTGGACTTCAAGAGTTGACACAGTAATTGATAAAATTCCAAATATGGGAGGATTATTATCAGGGTTTAAAAAGACTCTACAAAGTTGGGTAAACTTATTCAGTAGTGCGTCAAGAAGGTCCATGGGTGTTAGACGTTTAATGGTAAATAAAACACCACAAGAACAAATGAAATTGGTTCAAGGTTTGGAAACAGCTTTGAAAAGAGAAAAGTTTATGGACCCAGCAATATTAGGTAAACCAAATATCCTCCAAAGATTCCTTTATGGGGGTGGTCTTGGTTTAGGTAGATTTTCTGACCTGTTTGGGAAAAGTTCTTTAAGAACAAGAGTACTAATGGGTCAAACAAAATTCTATCTTGGGTTTTTAGATAAATTGGGTGTTGGAAATTTTGTTGGACCTGAAGAACTTTCAGGTATGATGGGTGAGGAACAGATGTTAGCGGCAATGAAACAGTATGAATCAACTCCTGAGGGTCAAGAAGCCTTAAAAACTGAGTTGGGTGGAACTACAACAACTCAAGTATCACCACAGAGTTTAGTTGCTGTGGGTGAAAAAATATCCATGTCGCCGATTACGTCAGCATTAACAAAATTAATGAGTCCAGTATAATGAAAGAAGAATATATTTTAAAATTAGTCCAAGTTCAAAATCAATTTAGATTTTTACATTGGCAAACTACGTTTGACGCTAAACATAAAGCATATGGTAAGGTATATGATAGATTAGGTGATTTAATTGACGACTTCGTTGAAGGTATGATGGGAAAGTACGGAAGACCAAAATTCCCTGAAGAATTTTCTATCATGTTTCAAGACATTGATAAACTATCAATGCAAAATTTCATTGATGGTATCTGTGAATTTTTATTATCTATGACTGAAGGTTTAGATTCAAAAGTGGATACTGATTTATTGAATATTAGAGATGAAATGTTGTTATCAATTAACAAATTAAAATATTTATTAACTCTCAAATATTAATATGAAAAAGTTTGTAATAACTGAAGAAGAAAAAAATAGAATTCTTGGAATGCACATTGGTGCGACTTCAAGACAGTATTTAAAAGAAGATTTGAATAGTGGTATGACTACTATTGACAGATACAACTACAATAGTGCAATCCAATGTTTCTTAAATAAAAAAGGTGTTAAAGATGATGCCGGTCAACCATTAAAAATTGACGGTTCAATCGGTAACTATCCAAAATCAAAAAGTGCTCAGGCAGTTGCCAAATACCAATCAATGATTAATGTTTATCCTGTTGATGGTGTTTGGGGAGAAGATACCATGGATGCGATGCCTGATAAGGATAAATTAATATTTAAACAATGTGTTTCTGATTATGGCGATTTATTTGATAAAATTGTACATTACTTTGGTTGGGACTAATGAAAAAGATTATCAAAGAATCAGGTTTACGTGATATTAAAGCTTTGGCGAAAAGATACCCAAAGGCTAAAATATATTTTCACCAAGATTTAGATGGTGTTACCACAGCAATTGCGATGAAGAAATACCTTGAAGACAATGGTATTGATGTTGTGGATTCTGAGGTTATCCAATATGGTGAGAAAGAGTTTGCGGTAAAGAAACCTGATGCTAGTGGTGATGTGATGCCTGTGTTAGTAGACTTTGCTCACGGTAAACCGATGTTTGTCATTCACACAGACCACCACGATACTCAAGTTGGTGCTGAAAAGGATGCTTCAAAATCATTCAGACAAGCTCGTTCAAATGTTGAAACAATTTCTCAGATTATCTCACCAAAAGAATTGTTCCCAAGTTCAGACATTCTTTTGATTTCTACAGTTGACTCGGCTGACTTTGCAAAACATGATTTAACAACAAAAGAAGTTGTTAATTTTCTTTTTAGATTAGATAAAGAGAAAGGTCTGGCAAAAAATAAAATGTTATTAGGTTTAGTAACTAACAAATTACTCTTGGCGTTTAAAAACAAAAAAGGTTTCTTAGAGAGTTTGGTGATGGACTCTGAGCCGTCACTTTATTCAATCCTTAATAATATTAAAACTTGGATGAGTGAAAACACTCGTGAGACTCCTGAAAGACTCCAAAGAAATGCCAAAGATTATATGGACTCAATGGCGAATCACCGAAATGTGAAAGTTGAAGATGGAATCATTCTTCAGTATGGTATGGGAACTTTGAAAGGTACTGGTTCTTACGATAGATATACGCCTTTTAGAAACAATCCTGATGCGGACTTTTTAATTATCATGTGGCCTTTAGGTTTGGTACAAGCGTCTTGTAATCCATTTAAAAAAGATAGAGAGCTCAAAGGTGTAAATCTTGGAGAAGTTAAAGACGAGGTTTTGAATAAGTGGAAAGCACAACTTCAAGATAGAACAATTCCATTATCAACAATCAAGTATATTGCAGAATCAGGTATGGGTGCGGAATCGGTTGGATTCACATTCAAAGATTTTGACGCCATTTATGGTGGTAATATTATGATGATGGATAATGGAGAACAAATATTAGATAATTTAAAAACAATCATTGACAAACCATTCTCAGAGTTAAGTGAACCTGAAATGGAATTGTTGGATAAGATTGGTGTAAATGCTTGGGATTTGATTCAAGCCAATTCAGGTGGACACAAATGTATTACCAACATTTCAGGACTTAATTATTTGGGTAGGGCCAAAAGACCACCATCAGGACCATATAGATATGACCCTGAAAGAGATGATGCACCGTACATCAAATTTGTCAAGATGATTGGACAAGAGTTCTTTAAAGTCTTAAAGGAAAAAATTCAGGAAAGTAAAAAGGAAGGTTAATTAATAAGAAACTTAACAGAGTCCCCTTTTTTGATACCAAGATTCTTACAAGTACCCCCTTCAACTTCTAATATAAGATAACCTCTACCACAGTAGTTCTCACAGTCTTCATCAACACATGGTGGGCAATTGTGGTGAACCTTTGATATGATTTGGTTGTCAATGTAGATAATATCTAAAGGTATTATACAATTTTTCATCCAAAAACAATTGGTGTGGTCGGTCATCAGAAACAACATACCGTTAAAATATTCGTTAAAAGTTTTGTTCATCATACCTTCAGCACGTTTACGGTAATCGTCCATAACCTTTACAGTAAAGGTGTTATCGCCTATTTTAACTTTCATGATTATTTATAAATATGGAAAAGTATAAAAGGTTGAGTGGTGTGGTCGTTAAAGTTAACGGTGAATGCTTATTGTGTAAAAGAAACGGTAAGTCATCTTACCCTAATATGTGGTCTATTCCTTCAGGACACGTTGAAAAAGATGAATCAACTAAAGAAGCTGCGTACAGAGAGTTTTACGAAGAGACCGATATTAACATAGATAACTACGATTTAGATTTTGTGGGTATACTACCAAAAAAGAAAAAGACTGACGGTAGTATAAAAGGTATGATGTATGTTTATTTGTTGAATACCCATGAGTATATGTACCCTAACCTTGAAACCGCTCAAGATGGACATGAACACACTGAATGTGGGTATTTTGGTTTGGATAAAGTCAATAATATGGATACAGGAGTATATTTGAAAACAATTTTACAAAATATTTTTGAAAAAGATTGAACTTTTCAATAGTATGTCTATATTTATAATCTCCACCGAAAGGTAGAAACACCCCACAAAAAAGTTTCACTTAGCCCTTTTGACAATTTGAAAAAATTGTTTTATCTTTGTGAGACACTCGGAAGAAGAGGAGTTAAATCCTCAATTCACAGTCCTACAACGAGTGTTCGAGAGAATACAATAAGTTGTGGGACTTTTTTTCGGGGAACGTTCTTAAAAATAAATCGCGGGATAGTAGCAGCGGTAGCTCGCAAGGCTCATAACCTTGAGGTCGGGGGTTCGATTCCCTCTCCCGCTACAAAAAAAACACGAAGGTGCTTGACAGAATGAAAAACTGTTGTATCTTTGTATAACAAATCAGGAAACTGAAACGTTCTTTAAATTATTGATTATTCCATCAGTATGTTGATGATGAGACCCTTGGGTTGATTTTGAGAAAATACTGAGAAAAGATAATCGGCCGCCTATGGTCGATAAATAAACCACGAAAGTGGGATAAAGTGGTCTCTCAAGTTTAAAAGAGATTGCGGTTTTTAAAACTTCGGTTTTATTAACTCGAGTAGGCAAGCGGGATATCATAAGTCCTAAGTAATCGAGGGTGACACTGTAGATGAAATGGAAATATGACTCAGCGATGTGGGTCGTTGGGTTGAGTTCGGAAGAACAATAAGAATAACTCGTAGAATTGTTGTGGGAAATAGGGTAATCCAACCTTATAACTGCGGGATTCAATATCAAAGGATACTTAAAACCGAAAGGTATGATGACAAACGGGTGGTGCCGAAATCATCCTTGACCATTGTCTACCAAGACATAAGTCACGAAGTAGTCTTGAAGTGTTGAGGTAGGGATATCTCAGAGAGTAGTATAGTATCGAGTCGTTCAAAAGATGGCTTGGCTGGTCGGCGGACCACTACTTTCATCCATCCACAAACAACAAACTTTGCATTTTATAGGTATGCAAATACTAAAAGACAAAGGAAAAGTGTCCGTCAGTTGTAGGTGAAAGGTGACTACATAGTAATGAGATGTTCATTGCCGTTGTGGGTTTCCAAGACCCACACGATTCTTGAGAACGTTCTCTAATCCCGCAAGGATTCACTGGGGTGGCAACCTCGGAGAGTAATAAGTAAAAAGAGAGTAAGCTACAACTCAAGGAGTGGTACCCCTAAGGAACCGTCACTGAGAATTACTATTCAAAAGATAGTGGAAACGGAAAGAAACAATAATGTTCCTAAAGATTCTCAATCAAAGGTGTATTCTCAACCTAAGTGCCAAAACCCGAAGAAAAAAATCTTCGGGTTTTTTTGTTTATATGGAAAGTTCTTTTTATATTTGTAGTGTTAAACAACAGATATGAAAATAAATTTTACATACAATATTCGGATTGAGAACGAGAAGTTCGGAACCCTCTTGAATGAAACCTTTGTTGATGGTGTTCAGTTTAAGTTGTTTTTGAAGATGGTTCACGGTTGTTTGGAACTCAAAGGAGATTTAGATTTCTTCAATGGTACCGACTTCTTGGTTCACATTCCTTACAAGTATTTGGTTGATTCTATTGTTTTGACTTCCTTGGTTACACCAACAGTTGGTGAACTTAGTTTGTCAGAACATATGAAATCTAAGGTGGAAGCTTTAGTTACCAAATAATTTCCTGACATAATGTCAGGTGGTGGAGTGATTGACTGTCATTCGGTCAGTCCCAAAAGAAAAGGTCAGTTTCGGCTGACCTTTTTTATTCTTTTGCTCTATTTGCTCTATCAGCCAATCCTATTGGGGTTCCCATATATGAACTAATTTGTTTTGCAATAAATGATACCCATTCATTTAATGCGTCGGAGTAGTCGTACGGGTTTTCATCCCATAAAAAATCTAATAAACCATCAATGTCAAAATATTTCATCTCTTCTTCACCATCGTCATTTATATGTAAGTAAATTATACTTGAATTTGGTATGTCCCAATTTTCTATTAATACTGTGGCATATCTTTCATCATTAATTTCTTCAACATAAACAGATGAATTTTTAAAATCTAACTCAACGTATGACCCAACCTCTAAACTGTCTATTTCAATTTTAAATGGTCCATCTTTAGTTAATTTTTTGATTGATTTAGTTAATAATGTTTTGGTACCTTCTTCACCTAAAGATTTGTGCATGGACATGAGAAACTCTGATTGAGTCATGTCAAACATCTCCAAATATAAATTCATATTTGGGTTAGGGTATCCACCTCGGGATTTTAAAAATTTTACTATACCGTTAAAGTCCATAAGTAGTTATTTTCAATTTGGTTTTTTGCGTCCGAAATAAATTCAATTAATTCCTCAGGGTCTGAAGTTACCTCAATAACATAATTGGACACCCTTTTATAATTACTTTGTAATTCAACTTCAAAATCACTTTCATCCAATTTATGTAATTTATCAAAAGTTGAGTTTGAAATTTCGGGAACGCTACCATTTAAATTTTCTCTAAAATAATTGGCAACCACAGGATTAAAGGTTAGATAAGTAACTGTTGTAAATTTAGTTTTGTCGGGGTTTTCGACATCACCACCACCCTCACATTCACGACATTCAATATAACCGTCTCCATCACATTCGTCACAATCAAATTCACCTCCGCCTTGACACGAGTCGCAAGGCTCACCCGACACTTCTCCTGTTCCATCACAATCATTACATTCAACTGTTCCACTACCACCACAAATTGTACATTCTTCACGACCACTTCCCTCACAATCACCACACGTTTCTAAAACACGTTCTTCGTTGTCGTAACCAAGAACTATTGCGGTACTGTTTTTAATTTTATTTATAATTTGGTCATAGGAATATCCTTTTCTATGTAGATATAACATAATTGCAAATATGGAATCATCATCATTTGTAAATCTCCTAAATCTTCCGCCATACTCCCAATCCCACAATTTATTAATTTGTACGGTAATAAGGTCAAGTATGTTTGGCGTTTGGTCAAACAAGTAAGAGTATTTTAAAACTAATTGATAAATTTTCTCGTTGGTCACAGTATGACTTTTAATATAAATACCGTAAAATTGAATTGATAGTATTTTTTTTCAACATTTGGTATGTATTATTAAAATAAAAATGGAAATAAAAATCGCAACCCGTGAAATTTTGGAAAGACCAAATGATTTGGAACTCGGAAAATACGTTAGAGAAAAGTATTGGAATGAGATTAATAACCTTGTAAAAAATTCTGATGAACATGTCAAGTTAGTTGTTGACGATTACGGACATGTCGTTGGTATTGAAGAACGTTCTGACGATGAGTATGATAGTTGTGTTATTTGTGGTGGAAAAACAAGTTATACCAAAAACACACACGTTGATATAAGAAGAGGTTATGTTGATGGTGTTGGACAAACTTGTGACGGTTCTTGTAGAATTTAAAAAATATGATTGATTATAGTTTATCTAAAAAATTAAGTTGTGTGTATCAAAATGCGCACCCATTCCCCTATACGGTAATTGATAATTTTTTACCTGATTATCTTTTGAAGAGAGTTCTTTCGGAATTAAAACAACACGATTATTGGTATCACAATAATCAAGAATGGGTTGAAAAGTATGAGGTAAATAAATTCTACACACCAAATCATGATACTGATATAATACAATTAAAAAAACAAATACCACACACTTCTTTAGTTATTGATTATTTAAACACGCCTGAATTTTTAAATTTTCTTAAAGAATTGACAGGTCACTCAAATTTATATTGTGATGATATTTTAATGGGTGGTGGTGTTCATAAAATCAATAGAGGTGGTAAGTTATCAATTCATACTGATTATAATAGACATCCTGAAACCAATCATCGTAGAAAACTCAATTTGTTAATATACTTAAATAAAAATTGGGAAAAAGAATGGGGGGGAGATTTAGAATTGTGGGAAAAAGACTTTTCAAGGGAGTGTGTTAAGATTTCACCAATTTTTAATAGAGCGGTTATATTTGATATTGAAAATGCTCCTCACGGGCACCCTGTTCCTTTGAACACACCCGATAACATCTCAAGATATTCTTTGGCGTTATATTATTTTACTGATGAGATACCTGAAAATCCAAAGACCGTACATTTTATTGATGACGATTACATTTTTAAGATGTCAAGATTAAAATAAAAAAAAGTTTGGCAGTTCGGATTTTGCGCGTATCTTTGTAGTGTTAAAAAAAACCACTACTATGACAAACACAATCTCTACCCCGACCCAATCAATCATCAAAGTTACTGAAGGAACAATGGCAGGAGACGTATTCTACGGCTCCTTTGACACCACCACCAACGGCAAACGTCTGTCTGTTACTGTCTCTAACCATATCAAAGACGTGAACGCTGAATATGAATTCCGTATCGTTGTTAAGTGTAGAGCGGGTTTCCTCGTCATCCACGACACCAAAGGTACCGCTCAGTCTGTTATCGCAGGGTACAAGAAAAACTCTTTGGTAAACGTTCAAGTTAAGGTGACTTACGACAATGGAATGGAATTATGGCACAATGTTTTCACAACTAAAGGAAACAAGTGGCACGGAATCGATAAAGGTTTCTTGGATGTGTTGACCGTTGGTGACATGAGAAGTAGTTTCCCCAACATGTGTGACATGAATATTTGGGACTTCATGGGAGCTAAAACTTGGGCTGACAAAGCCTTCACTCAAAACTAAGAGTGAGAATCCCCTCTGAAAAAAAGAGGGGATTTTTTTTCTTTTTGCTTGTGGGAATGAAGTTTATTTGTATCTTTGTATAACAAATGACAACAACCATGACTGACACCATCAAAATCACCGAGAAAGTTCGTAACTACCAAGGAAACAACAGTTTTATCAACAAAATGAAAGATTCCCTTAATCAGTGGGGACGTTTAACACCAAAACAAATGGAAACCGCAGAGAAATGTCTTAACAGTCAACCAACCAAGGTAACTGTAGATGAGCGTCCCGAGCTCAAACGTATCGTAGAATACACAGGGGAGAGTAAGTTCGTAAAGGACATCGCCGAGAAGTTCCAAAAGTGGGGAACTTTGACTGACAAACAAATCACAGTGGCAATCGCTCAGATTGACAAGGAGGAATACAAAGACAAGGTTCTTAAACTACGTATTCCGACTCCTGGCGAGACTGTCTTGATTGGTCGTAAGATTGGCCAACAACTCAAAGAAACTTACGGTCTTGAGTTTAATCCAACCTTAATTGACATCACCAAGATGTTGGGTATATCACCAAAGGCTGTGAAGTTCCAAGGTAAGATGACGGTAAAACGTAGTAAGGTTTGTATGTGTTGTGCCAAGACCTTGACTGATGAGTTCTCAATGTTGACTGGTATGGGTAAGATTTGTTCTAAACACATGAGGGTCCCATACATCACCGACAGGTCTCAGGCGACCCAATACCGTGAGGACTACCTCAAACGAGTGGAAGAGATTGGTTTGATGGAGTTTTGGATTCCAAGGTCACAAATCAAAAAGTGGGATGGTGACAGGAGTATCATGTTGGAAATGTTGTCCTAAAGTGTGAGGGTCTCTGTAAAAGGAGACCCTTGACACATAGAGTTATTTACCTATAATTTGTTTGTATGCAGACAAAAAAACCATCGGCAATCGTTTACGGTTGGCACACTTTGGGGGAGATTATATTACATTCAGACATTTATTGGGAGGAACACCTTCATGATGAGGTTGTGATTTATTCTTTACCCTATGAGAATAGAGTCATTGAAGATTACACACAGTATAAGCCCGACCTAATCATTTCTTTTGATGAGAACATTGAAATACCACATTTCCATTTAACGAGATTTCATATTCACTATGATGAACCGTTACCTGATATGGTCTTGGCAAACGTAATTGTATGTCAGTCTGTTTTCAGAAACACCGACTACATACGTCCACGGTTCTCAGTATTCACTCCAACGTATAAGACAAACGAAAGGATTTACAGAACCTATGAGAGTCTGAAAAAACAAACATTTACCAATTGGGAATGGATTGTGTTGGATGATTCACCTGATGAGATTACGTGGAATATCCTCAAGAAAATCGCTGAGAATGACTATAGAGTAAAACCACATAAATTGTATCCAATTACAGGTGGTAACGTTGGTTTGGCAAAACACAGAGCAGCAACACTTGGTGATGGGGATTGGTTGGTTGAGTTGGACCATGATGATGCATTAACTTCAGAGTGTTTACAAATCTCTCACGATGCAATCCTTCAATATCCCGATGCTGGTTTCCTATACACAGACGTTACCGAGTGTTACGAGGATGGTGAGTTCAAATACTATGACCACGATTGGTCAGGTGATTGGTATGCAAGACACGACAATTACTTTGACTTTGGATATGCTGGTCATACCAAAGTTATGGTTGATGGTGTTGAGAGACTGGCACATTGGTACCCTGATATCAACCCATTGTCTATACGGTTTAACATATCAATGCCAAACCACGTTAGAATGTGGGAAAGAAAACTATATCATGAGATTGGTGGACACAATAAGTTGACACCTGTTGCTGATGACTTTGAACTTATTGTTCATACATTTCTACATACACGAATGATTCACGTCAAAAAAATGTTATACATCCAATATAACAACAAAAACTCAACGGTTGATAACAACGCGACAGACATCAATCGTAGAGCAAGATTAATCCGAGACCATTACGACAAACGAATTCATGAGAGAATCATTGAGTTAGGTTTTGAAGATTGGAATTGGGATGAAGAACTGGGTCACTCTCAGAAGTTTCAAAACCGTGGGGGAGTGAGAAAGTATCATAATGAAGAACAAATAATGAATTACATCTATGAATAATAACAAGAAAATTAAATTGTGTTTAAACGCAATGGTTGCCAACGAGGCGCCAACAATAACCCGAATGTTAGAAACAGTGTGGAAACACATTGACTATTGGGTTATCCAAGATAACGGTTCAAAAGACGGAACTCAGGACATTATCCGTGACTTCTTTGCGGAAAAAGGAATCCCTGGTTTACTCTATGAGATTGAATGGCAATATCCAGGTTGGAACCGAGACCATACCTTGAAGACATGTCTCCAAACAGACCACGGATGTCAATGGATTTTGAGGATGGATGCTGATGAGATTCTTGAGGTTGATGAAGATTTTGATTGGTCCGTATTGGATGACTTGAGTGTGGATTCTTATAATGTAATTGCACATGCAAACGGTATGAGATACTACCGAACTTGGTTGTGGAATGCTGACCGACCATGGTTCTTCCAACACGATAAAAGACACGAAACAATCCACTTACCTGAAATCGGTGAAGGGTTTGTTAGAGTTACTCTCCCTGAAGGATTTAGACACGTGGTTCACAGTGACGGACAGACTTGGCATGTTCCAAGGAAGTTCTTGAAAGACGCTTTGGAACTTGAAATTGACAAAGTGGTTGGTAATACCGTTAGAGAAGATTTATATCACCTTTGGTACGTTGCAAAATCATACTCTGACTGTTGGGGTAAGTCTGATGAACTTCCATTTGGATTAGACCACTCAAAAGAATTTGCTAGAAGATGTATTTTCTACTATGAAAAGTTCATGGAGTATTCTCATAACTATTATGTAACTGGTAGACCTGCAAGAATTGATGAGATGGCTTACTTCGCATTTATCTTGATGGGTCAGGCTTGGGAAGTAATTGGTGACTTGGAGAAGGCTGAAAAGTGTTTTCATCAGGCAGAGGCGTTCGCACCAACAAGAAACGAACACTTACTCTACCTGTGTTTCTTCTTGGAGACTCAAAGAAGATACGATGAAATCTATGGACACTTACAAATTATGATGGGACAAGAAAGAGTGAATCCATTCCCTCAGATGTGTTTCTTGATTGAAGACCGTTGTTACCATAACACATCAAATTTCTTACAAGAGTGGTCAGATAAACTCAAACGTAGAATTGAGGAACCTGTATTAAGTTCTGACGGTGTTGAATTTGATTTCGAATAAGAAATATGATTATCTAATCGTAGGTGCAGGACTCTTTGGAGCAACCTGTGCCTACGAGTTGGGTAAAAATCATAGAGTACTTGTAATAGATAAAAGAAGTCACATTGGGGGTAACTGTTACACCGAAGATGTTGACGGAATTCATGTTCACCGATACGGTGCTCACATCTTTCATACAGATAGTAAAAAGATATGGGATTGGGTAAACCAATTTGCAGATTTTAAACAGTTTGTTAATTCACCCATAGCAAACTACAAAGAAGAACTATACACCCTTCCATTTAATATGTGGACGTTTTACCAACTGTGGGGTGTGAAGACAGAAGAACAGGCAAGAGCGAAGATAGAGGAACAAAGATACAAGGGTCCTGTAACTAACTTAGAGCAACAAGCCTTGTCTATGGTCGGTACCGACATATATGAAAAGTTTATTAAGGGATATACTGAGAAACAGTGGGGGAAGAAATGTACGGAACTACCTGCGTCAATCATTAAGAGAATACCTGTAAGGTTTACGTGGGACAATAATTACTTCAACGATAGATACCAAGGTATTCCTGTTGGTGGGTATACACAAATATTTGAAAAGTTATTGGATAATGTTGATGTGTTCTTGAACCAAGACTTCTTTGAAAACAAAGGAATGTGGGAAGAAGTTGCTGATAAGATAATCTACACAGGTCCGATTGATAAATTTTTTAATTACGAACATGGTAGATTGGAATACCGTAGTTTGACATGGGAGAACGTCCACATTACCTCTCACAGTTTCCAAGGACATCCTGTGGTTAATTACACAGACAGTGATACACCATTTACAAGGATTTTAGAACATAAGTTCTTTGACTATCAAAATCAAAAAACAAGTTATGTTAGTAAAGAATATCCCTGTGACTACACAGGTGATAACGAGCCTTATTATCCAATCAAGGATGATACAAATAGTGAGATTTACACCAAATACAAAATACAAGGTGATAAACTTGAGAAGTATATGTTTGGTGGTAGGTTAGGAACCTATCAATACTATGATATGCACCAAGTGATTGCTCAGGCACTTCATCTTTATCAGAAAATAAAAATGGGTTAGGTTTTACTCAAATGAAACATCTGTACAACAGAATGAATCGTTAGATATTTGTGAAATGATGTTGGTGATTTTTGACTTGAGTCTATTAGCGATGGCGATTCTATCAACAAACTCAGAATCTGTATAGATTTTTAATCCATAAACCCAATCACACATGGCTGACATGACAGGTGACTTAAATAAAAATGTTATATCAACACGGTATACATCAGATAAAATAGGGTCTTTCTTGATTGCCGACTTGACAATCTTTTGTAGAGACCTTTTTAATATGAGATTTTTATCTGGCATGTTTTGGTTAGTATAAACATAAATACTTAAATGTCCTCATTTATGTTTTAATAAACGAGGTATTTCTTATATTATAGGTATTTATTTTTTAAAGGTCATTCAATGAAAAGACGATTAGTAGAAGATATTAAGAGACAACAGAAATTAATGAATATTGAAGAACAATCATTTTTTGATGTTGCGAAATTCATGCAAGGTAGTTCTACACCACAAGATGCGACATTTGTTAGTGTAGATACCAAAATTCCTCAAGTATCTCCAGGTTCTTTTGAAGAAATTACAAATAAAGTTATTAGTGCTTTAGAGGGTGGTTATTACCATCCTAATATGAATAAAGGTGCGATGGGCAACTCAGGTGAAACTATGATGGGTATTGATAGAAGACATGGTGGTGATATTAACACTTCACCTGATGGAATAGAATTTTGGAAAATTATTGATAATGCCGAAGCTAGCTCAAATTGGAAACACAATTACATGGGTGGTAATTTAGAACCAAAATTGAGAAGTTTGGTTGCTAAGATGATGAAACCATTCTTTTTGAAGAATATGAATAATTATCTTTCACCTGAAGCGAGAAAGATAGTTGAGTCAAATCCTAATTTAATGTTTCACTTTGTCTACAGTACATGGAACGGACCAGGTTGGTTTAGAAAGTTTGCAACAAAGATAAATGATGCAGTTAAGAAAGGTATTACCGACCCAAACAAGCTAATTGAAATTGCAATACGTTCAAGAATAGATTCGGGTAATAGTATTATTGCTCAAGGTGGTAAAAAGATTGACAATATATTAGGTACCAACGTAGCCTAAAAAAAGGAGGAGAACAAGTCCCCTCCTAAAAGTCTGGTCTAACACTAATCAACACTCTTGGACAACCAGCCAACCCTCAAGTTATTATACAATCATAAGGGTAGAAATATTTTTATCAAGTCTTTGTAATGTGAAATATTGAAGTTACTTTTGTGGTATGAAAATTCGCAAAAAGTATTGGGGTCTCATCGGATGGTGTGTCTTATTTTTCTTTGTACTCATCGTATCATTAATAGTTCACTCATGAAAATAATATTAGAAAAAGGTCAAGGGTTGTTTTTTACTTCAGACACTCACTACAACCACGCAAATATCTGTCGTGCAACCACAAATTGGGGTGGGCAGGATAATTTAACAAGAGATTATAAATCACTTGAACATATGAACAGTACGTTGGTTAATAGAATCAATGAACTTGTTGGTGAGAATGATATTCTAATTCACTTGGGTGATTGGTCTTTTGGTGGATTTGAATCCATTCAAGACTTCAGGGACCGAATTGTTTGTAAGAACGTTCACTTGGTATATGGTAACCACGACCAACACATCCGTAGGAATAAAGGTGGAATCCAAGATATATTCTCTTCTTGTCATGATTACTTGCACTTGGATGTGAGGAAACCCAATGGTAAAGAAGTTGATAAGTTTTCTTTGGTGTGTATGCACTACCCGATTGCTTCATGGAACGGTATGAACGACGGTGTGATTCACTTACACGGTCACGTTCACTTACCACAACAACTGAGGTTACATGAGGGTAAGGCTATGGACGTTGGTGTTGATGGTAATGAGTTATATCCAATTTCTTTGGAGGAAATCAGAAGTATTATGAAAGGGAGACCACACGTTAAGTTGTCACTACCTCAAGACCATCACGAGAAACGAATCAATAGTTAGTATACTTTTGTTTTCTTGAGAATGGAGATTGGAAAAATGACTTCAAGTATTGTTTGAAAATTTTCCATCTCCATTTTCTACTATTGAAATCAATAATTTCTTTTTCTATCTTTATGTTCTGTTTCTTTTTAATTAAGTCCCAAAGTTCAGGATTAATAATTGACTTATCTTGTTTCATATCAATAAATAATATATCTTTACAAAATGAAAAATCTATACCTTCTTCGTGGATTACCTGGTTCGGGTAAGTCTACATTAGCCCGTGAGATTGGGGATGCCTTTGTTGAAGCCGATATGTTCTTCAACTCAGACGGTGAATATAAATTTGATGGTTCCAAAATCAAAGACGCTCATGCGTGGTGTAAGGCAACTGTTCGTGAGTGGATGGAAATCAACTTTAACACTTACGGTTTGGAATATGAAAACATTGTGGTTTCAAACACCTTCACTCAAGAGTGGGAGATGGAGGATTATTATGAGTTGGCTAAAGAATATGGTTACAAAGTGTTCTCAATTATTGTTGAAAACCGACATGGGGGTATTAACATACACGAATGTCCTGAAGAGAAAATTGAACAAATGAGAAATCGTTTTGAAATCAAACTATGACTTGGAAGGAATATTTTCTCAACATAGCGGAGGCTGTAAAACTCAAGAGTAAAGACCAACGAACTCAAATCGGTGCGGTTATTGTTGGTCAGGATAAGGAAATCGTAAGCACTGGGTTTAATTCATTTCCAAGGGGTATCAATGACTTTGTTGAGGAAAGGCAACAAAGACCTGAGAAATACTTTTGGATGGAACATGCGGAAAGAAATGCTCTTTACAATGCTGCACGTATTGGAGTATCTACAAAGGGAACATCAATGTATCTCACCTGTGGTATTCCTTGTACGGATTGTGCCAAGGGCATTATTTCTGCTGGTGTAAAGGAAATTTATTGTAAGACAGAAGACACAACCAAAAACCGTGAATATTGGGATGAACATGCTAAACGAAGTTTGGTTATGTTTAAAGAGGCGGGAGTTGAGATTTTTTTCTACGAATAATTTGACTTCACCATTTTAACCAACTAAATTTTAAAAAAAACAAATGACCGTATACACAATTTTAGTACCACTTGGATGGATATGTCTATTACTCTCTTGGATAGTTGGATATGTTATGTCAAACAAAGAACAAAAAGAAATTAATAACGCGATTTCAAATTTTCAAGAAACCGCCAAAACGGGTGATAATGATTTAATGAACAATATGATGGAAGAATATAACAAGGCAATAAAGAAAAGAATTTCTTTAGGTGGCTCACATTCAGTCAGAATTGCACTTTCAATAATTGGACTTGGATTTTTTATTGCAAACATTTTACTATACTTAACAAAATAACGATTATGAATATTAAACAAGCTCTTAAACAAAAAAATAAGTTGGTGAAGAAAACATCAGACTTATACCACCGTCTAAATGAGAATAACTCAGTTGAAGAAGGTGCGGTCCGTCACTATGACGTTGAAGAAACTCTTACCGAATTGTTGAACAATGTTGACGATTTGGTTGAACTAAAAACAAAAATCCACATGGCAAACATGGGGGTTTACAATAAGATTTTTGAGATGTCAGAACTCAAAAGTTTGTTAAAACACCTTCGTGGTTTAGATTGTGGTGAAGGTACTGTAAGAAAAATGCATCGTTACAGTGATGAAACTCCGATGGTGAAAACTACCATTATTGATGTTGTTCGTCGTAATAACTTGATTGAACTTCTTGAAGTTAAGATTGAAAAACTTCAAGATGAATTGGATGTCCACAACGCAACCAAAACAATCTAAAGATAGTTGAGTCCGTCAGAGATTGAATTTTCATCCAGGCTTCGGCTTTACCTAAAAACCATGATAACAGAATTTGATTTTGCTTTTAAAATTCAACCGTCAAGAGATTCAACAAGCAAACTTTAACATTTAAAACTCTTTCTGATATTCTTTTTCTGTACGAGACTCACTACCCTCACTCTTTACGAGTGGGGGTTTTTTATTAGTATTAAAATATGAAGTATATTTTTTATTCGTTACTAATATCACTCCTACTATTAGGTGTTATTATTATAGGTGAATTTTTTACCATAAAATTCCCAAAAACTAAATTTGCCAAATTTTGGAGAAAATGTATTGTGATGGATGCCAATTCTCAGGATTGGGACTAAATGAATTTGATGACAATATCTTCAAGCTCAGGTATATCTGACAATTGTCTCTGTGCGGTATTTTTAACTAAATTCACAATACTTTTAGGGTTTTCAATCACTACCTCGTAACCAGGACGGTAGTCTTGTAACTTTAATGATTTAATTTTAAATTTGTCATAAGAAGAATAACCTCCAAGACGTTTAAGTGTTGAATCTAATTTATCTTGAATAATTCTTTTCATTAATATACCTACTTCTCGGTTTTCGTGATGAAAAGTGATTTGATTAAAATCCTCTTCAAGACCAACCATTTCAAGTGATTCTGCAATTTCATCTTCCAAAAAGTTATCAAAGAAATCACGATATGATTCGTCAAAATTCTCACCCAATCTATGATATTTTGACAAATCAACATAAATGTCAAAATCTAAATCCCCGATAAATTCTCTATCGGTTTCAGAAATTTTGTACTTTACGTTATGTTTAACAAATAAGTCTTTAATAACTTTATTGGCTAATCTTAATTTACTGCTCATTACTTTAAATAGTTTTCACAATTGTATTTATTCAGGTTAACTTGGATATTGTCTATCAAAAATAAGTCAATGTTTTTCATTTTCAAAATGAATTCAAGTTCATAAAAATAACAAATACATTCTTCCTGTGACTCTGATAAGTTTCTATTTGAAAGTTCTATGTGTTTAGACTCATGAACAATTGCACATGCAATATTATTAATATTACCATTTCTGACTTCGGTAGTTGTTAAAAAAATACTTTTACCTTCGGTAGTTGAATAATTACCATTCCAAAATCCTATGTGATTACAATTACTTGTGACAAATTTATAAGTTGTTGAATCTGTTTCTTTTATTAATGTGAGAGCATTGTGAACAACCTGTTCCCAATTATCACCAACGACATCAATTTTAACTTGTGCGTTAATTGATAACGAAAAAGTTGATAGTAGTAAGAAAACTAAGTGTTTTATCATATTTATAAGTACACTAATCAACACTCTTATGAAAAAAATAATTGCTGCAATTTTTGCACTAACCACGTGGGTCACGTTACAAGCACAGACGTGCCCCACACCAACCACCTCAGGAGTTCACGTTACTTTAGATTCCACGTATCAACTTGGAAAATATAGTGCGGGTTACACTGACGTAGGATTGTGCTTTTACAACAGTTCTTCCGAGAACATAACCGCTGTTCAGTTCAGGTTGTTTTATGACAATCAGGCTTTCAGTGGAGTTGACACAGTAACCTCAACTAACACATCTTTTTCACAGAGTCTTCAGTATGTTGATGCACCTGCTTCAGGATATGTGACGATTACTTTGGTTTACACAGGAACCAACTCATCGTTTACAATTCCTGCAGGTTCTTTGTTCAATGTAAAGATGAATCACACATCTTCACTGGCAACAACTTACTTTACTGTGACTGACATGAAATTTGTTGGTTCAAGTAGTTTTTCACAGACAGCAACAAAACAAGCAGGTGATGACTACAGTTTGAATCTTACAAACTTTGGTGGTGTTTTGAAATCACAGAAGATGTCATTTAAAGGTAAGTTTGTAAACGTTACAGGAACGGTATCCAAAAATTTGGCGGTTGCTTTAGACAAAAAACTTAAGACATCGTCTACTTGGACACAAGTTACATCACAGAAAACAAACGTAAACGGTCGTTTTGCTTTTACCGATGTTGAAATTGATACAAGTGCATGGAACGTAAGAATCAGAGTTCAGGGTGACACGATGAGTGTTGGTAATGTGGTAACAACCGCAGACGCTCAAAGAATTAACCAATACGTTTTGGGTACACAAACGATGACAGGTTTTGATTTTTATTCATCAGATGTTAATGGTGATAAGAATGTAACCGTGTCTGACGTTTACGGTGTTTATGCAAGAGTTGCGGGTAGATTTACAACATGGGCTAACTCAGTTCCTGATGTTAAGTTCTTTACAGAATCACAATATAATTCAATTGTTGGTTCAACAACAACTCAACAGAACACACATCCTGGTGTAACCAACTTCACATTTGATATTGTTGCAGGTCAACCTGACTCAGTAACATACTATGTGTTGGTACCGGGTGATGCTAACGGAACAGGATTCAAGAGAGCTCGTTTGATTCCAATTGAAATTGTTAACCCAAACAACGCTAATAAACGTATCATTGACGTTACAACTCAATACGACAATAATCTAAGAACCATTGAAGTAAACTTCCCAACCCTTGGTGTTGATGAAGGTAACTTGGTGAGAGTTCCTGTAAAATTAAAAACATCAGGGATTAACTTAGGAGCGTTACAACTTTCAATGAAATATGATTCTGATTTGTTAGAGTTTGTATCACTTCAAAATGAATTGAAATCTTCTTATTGGATTTCTTTTATTAATGTAAATGATAACGAAGTTGAATGGGGTGGATACGACCCAACAAACAATCAAAATTTGGTTAAAGACGGTGAGACTTTATTTACATTAGAATTTCGTTCTAAAATGACTCAGAGTGAGTGGAACAAAAGTCCTTTGTATGTTACAAGAAAATTTGCTGGTGACAATGTTGCAACTGATTTAATTATCACACCAACAGACGGTATCTTACAAGTCTTCAAAAGAGACCCTACGGAGTTATCAGGTTTTGAAAAGATGAGAGTTTACCCAAACCCAACTATGGGTGAAACCATGATTACATTCAAGATATACGAGAAAGGTTTTGTTACCTTAGGTGTTTACGATATGGGTGGTAAAAAATGTGTGGAAGTGTTAAACGGAACATATTCTGTTGGTCAATACTCTACAACTGTAAACTTAGGAATGTTAAGTGCTGGTGAATACATTGCTATTCTCAGAAAAGACGATGAGTTGTACTCAGATAGAACTTCAGTAGTTAAGTAAAATCTTGAGGTCTCAAATTGAGACCTCAAGTTAGCCCAATAAAAACAATAAACCCTAAATTAAATTCAAATAAAATGTCAGAAGAACAAGAAAATGACGGAACCTGGAGTGGTCTTAAGAAGACTATTATCGGGGCGATTGCAACAGCAGTCACAGCTGGTGGAGCTTATTTCACCACAACACTTTTTGGTGGTGATGAAGAAGAGTCACCAAAAACAGAGCAAGTTGCACCTGCGGCACCTGTAATTAATTTGAATGTTGACAATTCATCTAAGAACACAAATTCTGGCGGTGGAACGACAACAGTTATCAAAGAAAAGACAGTTGAAAAACCTGCAGCACCTGCTCCTAAACAAGAGAAAAGTGAATCTGAAGATGCACCTTGGTAAACTAATTGTTTTGGGATTAGTGTTGGTTGGGTGTGGTACTCCAAAAGAGTGTCATGGTCAACCAATCGGTTCTATTAAAACTGAGGAGTATACCGCCAACTTTGAAAAAAAGAAGTCTTTGGAATCACTTCCACCTTACACCGATACAATCCAAATCCCTATTCAAATCCTAAAAATTGGTATCAACGATGAAGTTTATGAAATGTATCCTGAGTTGAAAGATGCTCGTGTTGGAATGGGTGTTACAAACATTGTATTGGAATACTTGGAGGAAACAGGAAGATTTGTATTCACAGAAGACAAATTGGAAATCAAAGAAAGAATGGTTCAACAATTCAAAGCGTCCAATAAAGGTTTTACCGAAAACAAAATTGATGGGAAAGGTAAAATCAAATTAGCAAAATACTTTGTTTACATTGAAGTCTATGATTTTTCTGTCGGTGAAGATGAAGTTGTTGAAACAAGTGGCGTTACAATAAAACAAGTAACTCAGTTAGGATTACAGGTTAGATTTGTGGATGCTGAAACAGGAGAAATTATTACAGGGTCAGGTCAAGGTAGAGCAATCACAACCAAGACTTCAACGACTTTAGGTGATATTGAAGGACCAACATTTAACAAATCAACTGTGGGTGTATCTACAAAAAAGGCTCTCGAGACTTCAACTGTAAGAGTAGTTGAAAAACTCATTAAAAAAGGAATGTTAAAAAGTTAAAATGAAAAAATTATTTAGTACAAGTGATTACGTTAAGGTAGATGATAAAAACAGATTCTATTACATGTTACAACAAATGCAATCAAATAGATGGAGAATTACTATCGTTGTGTTGTTTTTGTTTTTCTTTATTATTTTAGGTATCAACGTTGCAACATTTGTTGGTATCCCAATTCAAGAGAGTTGGAAGGAAATGTTATTAATCTTATTGGGTGCTTTCGTTGGTAATCTAAATAAGGTTGTTGACTATTGGTTCAACTCTGAAGATAGAGATAAGATGTTAATTCAGAAAGTAGATGAGGAAGATGGTCAAGTATTATCGGATGTGACGAATGGTGATTAATGAAAAAAATATTAATCATATTATCACTATTATTTTCTTCTAATTTATTTGGGCAGGGGTTCACGTATTCGTATGTGGACCCTTGTTCCAAAAAACAAAAAGTAATTAATATTACAGGTAACCAAAATGTTACCGTGAACTACCTCGGTTTTATCGGTAGTTTCAGCCAAACAGATTTTGCAAATGGTACTTTTGATAATTGGATGACTAACATTCAAGTTCAAGGTGCGAATCAACCATGTGATGAGATGATGACACAAACTCAGACAACTCAAAATATGATTATTACACAAAACATAATATCAACATTGACTTCTATTACTGCGGCTTCTACTATGAGTGTATCATCAGTTGGTAACTCAATTAGTAATAGTGTAGATAATGCCTCGTCAAATAACTCTCCGTCCTCAAGGAAAGGTTCTTCAAACAGACAAAACAATGGAACAAATCAATCAAATAACACATCTTCAGGAACTGTATCGAATGGTTCTACAACTCAAAACGGAACACCTAACACAACAGGAAACTCAGGAGGTGGTTCAACTAATGGTGGTGGAAATTCACAACAAGGAGAAACAACTAACCAAAATGGAGGAAACACATCAAGTTCAGGTAACTCAACTCAAGGTGGAAGTGGACAGACTCAGCCATCTGTAAACAATCCTTCAAATAATAATTCAAGTCAAGGTAATACCCAATCGGGTACGAATACGGGTCAAGGTGGTGGTGGTAATACCCAATCGGGTACAAATACCCCTCAAGGACAAAATGTTCCTGAGAATAATAAACAAACCGAATCAGGCGGTGGTAATGGTGGGATAACAAACTCAGTTGCAAATGCTGCAGAAGCATCGTCATCAGGTAATGGTGGTGGTTCCAAAGTTAGAGTTGGTTCAATAATTGGTACGGGTGACATCGTTGCGTTAAGAAGTAATGAAGACGGTTCTAATCAATTTAAGGGAACCATGTCAGTTACTAAGTCAAATACAAACAATACAAAGGCGAAAGGATTTCTTTTAAACTTCACAACAACAATTAATAATACAAACCTTACATTCTACGGTGCGTTTTCTAATAAGAAAAAAACAAACACTTTGATTGTTGCAAACTCATCTATGATTGATTTTGAAAGAAACTTATTCAACACATCAACAGCGATGAATTCAAAGAGATTTGGTAAATTAACTATGATGGGTGGTTTAAACATGACTGTTGGTGTTTTAGCGGGTGAAGGGTTTTCAAACTTGTCGGCAATTGGTGGTGGGTTTATGCCATTTAAAGCATCTAAAAAACTTTCAGGGAATATACTAATGTTGGGGGTTTATTCACCCTTTACAAAGTTCTATGATGGTAAGTGGTGGGATTCAGGAATCTTATTAGTACCGTTCAGTTCTTGGGATTACACTATATCAAAATCATTCAAGTATAACGTGAGTATATCTAGTACTTACCAAATAAAAGGTAGTGTGTTAAACTATCAAATATTAACAGGTGCAAAAATTTTATTATGAGAAAAATAATTTTAATAATCGGTCTTATACTTTCAGGTATAAACCTTCAGGCTCAGGATTGTTACACAGTAAAATCCGTTGAAAATAAAACAGAGAATCCCGACTTATCCTCAAAAAGATTCACCTTTGGTGTTAAACAAATTACTGAAGAATTGGCGAGTCAGAAATACTCATTATGTGAAGATGGTGCACCAATAACTGTTGAAATAGTTTCTATTGAAGCTCCTTCAATTGGTATTAACATCGGACCATTCATGATTAAAAAGAAAATAACTATTGTAAAAACTAAGATGATTATTGATTCTGTGGTTTACGAGGGTGAGGGTGAAGCTAAATTATCCGTTAAAGCTGGATTTGCGGAACTTAAAGATGAGAATTTACCATTTGAAAAAAGTGTATTTGCATCTGCGGTTAAAAAATCATTAGAGAACGCGATTTCTAAAGTAGAATGAGGTTTGTATTCTCAATATGTTTACTCTTTGTTTCTGTCCTTAATCTAAAGGGACAAGAGTTTGCGTATTCGGGATATATCTATGACGGTAATGAGGTTGGGGTTGTTAATGTACCCGTAGAACTTCACACAAAAAGTATTTCAAACTATACTATAACCACACCAACATACGGTAACTACAACTATGGTGGGGGAACATCTGTATCAGGTTGTGATGACTGTGTTCAGGGACCTTTCAATATTGGTTTCACGTTCACTTATTTTGGTAACAACTACACACAGGTTTATGCCAGTTCAAACGGTTGGGTAGGTTTCTCTGCCAATCAAACAAACGGATATACCGCACAATTTTTACCAAACAGTGGAGCACCAAAAAATGCGATATTAGCGGATTGGGAAGATTTATTTCCAAACACGGGTAACATGAACTATTATACGACAGGTACCTCACCAAATAGAGTATTTGTTTTTAACTTCAATAACACACCACACTATAGTTGTAGAACAACATACTTCACTTTTCAAATTGTGTTGTATGAATCATCAAATAACATAGATATAAATGTCTTATCAAAACCTAATTGTAGTAACAACGCATCTACGATGGGTTTAACCAACAGTGATGGTACTAAAGTTGTTCCTGTCGGTGGTAAAAACGCAACTGTATGGTCAATATCAAGTGGAACCAAATATAGATTCACACCTTCATCTGTTCAGACTTCATTCTCACTTAACAGAACTGTTTATACCAATTCAAATGGACAGTATAATTTTACTTCAACAGGATTGGATATTAACAACTATGAGTTTCAAATTAAAATACCAACACCGTCAACAAAATCATCTCTATCAAACACTGATGCCAATCATGCAACAGATATTGTGTTAGGTAAAACAAATCTAACGAGTAGAGAATATTACCGTATGGATGTGAATAATGATGGTAGAGTGAATGTATCGGATGCATTTGTTATTTACGGTAGAAAATCAGGATTAATATCAACTTGGGGGTCATTACCTTCAGTCAGGTTTTTTATTCCATCTGAATGGAACACCATTAAAACGGGAACCACAAATTTAAAATCAACAATTACAGGTTCCCAATCAATAACAATTTCTTCACCTGTTAGAAATGGTTCATCTAATTACTATTTAATAACAACAGGTTTCTCAAATAAAAACAAATTAACATATTAAAATGAAAAAGTTTATTATCTTATTACCATTATTCTTTCTATCATCAAGTAACTCTTTACCTGATGTTAAAGTTGATAAAACAATCTACACGGTTAGTTATTCTCAAAAGTTAGAACAACCATTAGAATTAACTTACGAGTCCTCAAATCGTCCCACAAACGTTAACAGGGGGTCTATGGACTTTTATATTGAGCCAGGCATCAAAACATCTGACGGTGCTGATTATGTAAGTAATATTTATGATAAGGGTCACTTGGCACCTGCGGCAACATTCTCTGACAACATGGTAAACCTAAAGACCACCTTCTCATATTTGAATTCAGCTCTTCAAAATCAATACCTCAACAGAGGGGAATGGAGATTACTTGAAGAACAAGAAAGAAAATGGGATGATGCTGAGAAGTTAACTATCAAGATAAGTGTTGAATTCAAAAATAAAAATAATGTCTTACCAACAGGTGCCACGGTACCAACAGGATTTACCAAACACATATACTTTAACAATCAAAGAGTTTGGAAGTGTTATTACTTCCCAAATGTAAAACCAACTAAAAAGTGGGGTGAACATCAAATTTCTTGTAATCACTAATATTTAATAGTATGAAAGTTCGGTTAACGGAATCACAACTTATTGATTTAATTAAGGAGATTGCGGTAAAATACCCTGAACTCCCACAATCATTTGATTTTAATATGGATATTGACAAAAAACCAAACAAACAAAACAAAGTAAATTACATCTCAGATAGAATGATTTCTAAGTTCAGAGAGATTAATGGTGTGTACGGTGAGGACTTTACCTTAGAAGTTCTTGACAGAGTATATGAAATTTTGAGTTCAGAGTTGGGCGGAGAGGAATAGTTTACTATATTTTTTAAAAATATAACAAATGAAAGTTCTCCGAAAAAAAATTAAAGTATTTGATGGTAAACCAACAAAAAGTGGTGGACACTCACAATGGTTATCCAAATTTACAAAATTAGATTATCTTACATTTGAATTTGGTTTGTGGAGGTTTCATTACGACCATTTTTATTATGATGGGCAACATCATGCTCTCTCTTTGGGATTGATTAGAATCCTTTGGGGTGGGTTTCCATTTAAAGATGAAGAATAATTTAACACCCTAACTTGTGAGTGAAGTTTTTTATATTATATTTGCTCTATGAGTAAAAACGAAGTTCACTACGGAGACCTGATTAAATGGGTCCATAAAGTAATTGATAGTTGTCAGACATCTGAGCAAATTAGAACTGCCGAACGATTGATTGATAACTTTTCTGAACAACCACAAATCAAACAATTAGATACACATTTGTATTTTGAAATCATTTGTGATATGAGACACAAATGTAAAATGATTGGGAAACAATTAAATTCATAATTATGTTTGTCGCAAAATATGTTGTTATCAATGGTAGTGTGATTGTTTTTAGTGCTGCGATAAATCACTCTGACATAGTTGGTGGGCAAGATGCAACAAGTGCTGGGTTTGTCTCATTCCGAGTAATCAAAGATGTGGATGACTTTGATGTTGTTGAACCACATTGTTATGGTGAGTCTATAAGTTTGGGGGGATTAAAATCAAATCCTGAGGAAGACCAAAAAAAGATTAGGTTACAAATCCTTAATAGATATTAAAGGTATTTCGCTAAAACGTTTCTTAAACTTATTTTTGCCTTACTGAGTTGTGAACGAGAGGTTCCTGGGTCAATACCCAAGACCTCCGCAATCTCATTGTGTTTTAGGTTACCAAAATAATATAACATCAATATTGTTTTGTAACCTTCGGCTAAACCATCAACCGCTTTTCTTAACTGTTCTTTGGTTATTCTACCACCCATGAAATCGGTTTCCGTAGGTTCTACTCCAACATCCATTTTTGAGATATCTAAATCAGTTGTGGTATCCAACTGTTTTTTTCTAAACTCATTGATAATTTCGTTGGTGACAACTCTTCTTACCCATCCTTGTAAACTACCTTGACCTGAGTATTTGTCTAAGTTTTTATGAACTTTAAGAAATCCAATCTGACAAAACTCTTTGGCTAAATCAATATCACCTTTGGCGTACTTCATACAAACCTGAGAAAATATTGGATTGTAATTTTTTTTATAAACTTCCGTAAAATCTAACCCTTCGGTTAAAATCTTACGTTGAGACTCCGTGATAATAATTTTCATATTCTAATAAATATCTGTTAGATGGGTTCCCCTTCAATTGCCCAATAAAACATGGAATAATTACCTGCGAGTTGTTTCACATAATCAATGACTTCACTTAATTGTTCGGGATTAATGGTATCATCTTCAACCCATTCAACGTTAATCCAAATGTCACCTTTACTTGGGTAGACAATAAAGATTAAGAATTCATCATCAAAGAATTTGAAATCTTTTCCTTCAAATCCAAAGACTTGAATTGCTTGGTCTTCAATTAACATTCTTCCTGGCTCAACAATATCGTAACGATTCAGAAAATCGGCAACGGTTAAAACTTCCTCTGTTGGCTGGCCAATAATATTAGATTCAATATCAATATTTTCATTGAATCTTTTATATTGTGATTCTGAGATAATATACTTCATGATTATAAATACTTTCCTATAGTTAATATTAAAGTTTTGATAATACATAAAACCATCATAACAACATAATTTAACCTAATTATAGGTGATGAAAATAGAAGCATTATTTATTTCGGACGTTCACTTAGGTGCCCGTGGGGTTGAGTCCGAAAAACTGTTAGAAGTATTGAAGATGTACAACCCTGAGCATTTGTTTTTAGTTGGTGATATAATAGATGGTTGGTTACTCAAGAAAAGATTTTATTGGACACAATCATACACCAATGTAATTAGAAAGATTCTATCTTACTCAAAGAACGGTACCAAGGTAATTTACATTACGGGAAACCATGATGAGTTTTTGAGGGAGTTCCCATTCTTGGAGTTGGGTAACATTGAAATTCATAATGAATATGAATATAAAGGTACTTGGATTACACACGGTGACTTATATGACGGTGTGGTTAAATTAAAGTGGTTGGCTATGTTAGGTTCAATTGGATATGACTCGGCGATTTACATTGACAGAAAACTAAAGTCTTTGGGGGTTAAAAGGTCTTTGTCCAAATTCTTAAAAGACAGAGTTAAAGAGGCGGTAAAGTTTATCACATCATTTGAGAATCAACTTGTGTTCCAAGCTAAAAGAAGATACTGTCATACGGTTATATGTGGGCACATCCACACACCTGAAGACAAGATGGTTGATGGGGTTAGATATTTAAATTGTGGTGATTGGATTGAGAACAAATCATATATTACATTAAAAGATGGGCAATATGAAGTACACAAATATTAGTGATGAATTGACAATTGTAATTCCGTGTTACAACGAGGTGAATTACATAGGAAAAACTTTGATGAACATTGGTAAACAAGTGGGTATCAAAGGAACAAGAGTTATTGTCAGTGATGGTAAATCAACTGACGGAACACAAGAGGTTATCAAAAGATGTAAAGAGGAGTTAAAGGATGTGTTAAAGATTGAGATACAAAATGGGGGGAAGGTTGCTCTTGGTAGGAACGTAGGTGCCAATCTGAGTAAAACACCTTACATTTTATTCTTGGATGCTGACTCAATACTTTTAAGTGATACTCAAATATCTGATGCACTTTTAACACTGAAAGACAGTAAGGTACAACTTGTAACTTGTAAGGTAAAATCGGTTAGTAAATCACTTAGAAGCAAACTTGCATTTAAACTCTTCAATGTGGTAAATCACTTTGTGAGTAAGAAGACACCATTCGCGGTTGGTACATTCTTTTTAACTACAAAGAAATCATTTATGCATTACGGACAATTTGATGAAACCCTTCAACACTCTGAAGATTATTGTTTGTCAAAAAAATACAGAGTAAGAGAATTTAAAATTTTAAATCACTACGTTGGTCAGGACGATAGAAGATTCAGGAAGATGGGTTATACAGGTATGATTCGGTTGTTAATCAAATCATATGTTAACAGACGGAATCCAAACTTTTTTAGACAAGACGTGGGTTATTGGTAAAAATAAAAGGGGAGTAGCGAATTCCCCTTTTTTTTGTTACCGAAACGGTAACGGTCCTAAATGCCCTGAAACAGGGGGCTTGTTTTATTTATAAATATCTTCAAATTATTATTTGTGATGATAGTATTTACCTTTTATGAGAGATGCATTCCCAATCATAGGTAAAGAGATTACTTACAACAACAAAATGTGGACTATAAAAAAGTTTTATTATGTTCCAAATAATCCAAACATCTATGTTGCTTTATTTGATGGTATTTCACAAATGAACGTTGTGTTAAAGGAGATATCTGAACTAATTACAAAAGATTAAAATATTTATTGTTTATGAATTTGTTTGAAAACATAAATAGGATTAAGGAGGTGATGGGATTAAACGAAGTGTTTGATGACATCAAAGGAGTTCCGTTATATCACAAGACTTCAACAAACAGGGGATTAGATATAATCAATAGTGATGCGTTAAGGGCGGGTTCAATACCATCAGGAGATTACCTTCAATATGATAAAAGAATGGCCAAAACAAAACATCAAAACGCCATTTCATTTACAAGAGATAAGAATTGGGACCCAGGTCACACAATAGGTATAGGATTGGAATCACCATTGGAAGATTCAAATATGACATTTGTTGTAGATAGAAACAAATTAAGAACAAAATATAAAGTTGAATCGTTCAACTATGCAGGGATTGAACCTGACTACGAATATCATAAAAAGAATAATGAATTGGAAGAACGTGTGATGACTAATGAAATATATCCATTACATCGTTATCTTATAGACATCATTTACACGGGTGATGACCCTGAAGTTCAAGATAAAATCAACAATTATTTGAGACGATGAACTTACAAGAAAATATACATAGAATCAAAGAAATGATGGGAGTTATCAATGAAGAGGTAATCACCAATCAACCTGTAGAAATATTCTCTGATGGTGGGGGAAGTGAATATGCAGACAAATATGTTGGAGCAATTCAGAAGATACGAGTAAGTGACACATTACCAAACGAGCCATTCAAAGATATATCATACATGGAAACAAGTGATAATATTAAAAATATGGTTAAATCCATCAATGATGGTGAAGAGTTACCACCAATCAAAGTAATACAACATCCATATGACAGGACTAAGTATATTGTGGTTGATGGAAATCACAGAAGATACGCATTTCTTAAGTCAGATATGGATGATGTTGGTGCAATTGTTATACCCCACTCAGATGTGGTTTTAATGAAAACAACATGGGGTGATAAAAATAAAGACTAT